GGACGAGGTTGACGAGGTAAAAAACTAATTAGGGAAGGGGACGGTGAAGCGCAAATCTGCTATTACTGTTTGCATGAACTTCACATGACCCCTTCCCAATTTTACGCCCTGCCCCGGAAAGAACGGGTCTTTATTATTGGGGCCTGTGAAATCCGGGTGGAGCGGGAAAAGAAGAAGCAGAAAGAAATTGAACGGAAACAGCGCCGGAAACATTGACAATATCGTTACGCCCCCTCTATAATGAAACAATAAATTTTAGTGAGGTGGTCAATATGGTGCGGAAAATAATTGGCGGGATGATGATTAGCATCGCGATCCTGGTGGCTGTGGTGGAGATTCCCGCCGGAAATATGGAGCCGATATTTCCAGCAATTATTTTTTGTATTGTAGGTTTGGTTCTACTTTTGCGGAGAACAATACCAAAAGAAGAGAAGCAACGGCGAAAAGAGCACATGGCGGCATCAAAAGAGAAAGCGTCACGTACGCTCTCTGGAAAGCACATGGCCGGTCTCCCCCTTGCCCAAGGTGTGGACTGTACACTGGTATTTGAATCGGACTGTGTGGCGATCAGCAATGGAGGGAACTCTTTCCGGTTAGACTATCAAAAAGTTACAGATTTGCAGCTTACTACCAGTGTTGAGCTGCAAAAGAACTATGTGAGCAGCGTGGGCGGTGCTGTAGGCGGCGCAGTGTTATTTGGACCGTTGGGCGCGATGGTCGGTGGACGGGCGAAAGAAAAAACATCCAGGGTAATCGAATATTACTTTATCATCACATATCATGGAAAAACTGGGGACTTGGAGTATCTTTCTTTTGAGACGTATGCGCCACAGCAAGCAAGAGACTTGATTCAGCGTTTTCGGCCATTGTTGGAAGAACAAATTGGATGTGTTGAACTGTAAAACTCAATGACTGTGTAATGCCGTTCCCTGTCTAACGGGGGACGGCATTTTCATGGCTGTGGGAAGGGGGGCGAGTAACTTTGGCGAGTATTAAAACAGTGTTGGGGATTCAAGACAATATGACCCGGCCTCTGAAAAACATCACAAGTGCTATGGGTATCCTGATCAACACAATGGAGAATATGGAGCGAATTTCTGGAGAGTCCATTGATACCGCCGCCATTGATGATGCCCGAAACCATATTGCCAAAGCTGCCGCCGCTTTTGATCAGGTTGAACGAGAAATCAATCAGGCTGGGCAGGAACAGGATCGCTTGAATCGGAATATCCGGGCGGGGCATTCTGCCGCCGATGGGTTGATGAGGAAATTTGCTGGGATTGCCGCTACTGTTGGTGGTATGGTGGGCCTGAAACAGATTGTAGGAGTGTCTGACCAACTGGCAAGCACCAAGGCAAGATTGAACCTGATTGTGGACGATGGAGGGTCTGCGTCTGAACTGGAGCAGAAGATTATGGCTTCTGCTCAGCGCTCCAGGGCCTCCTATTTTGATACTGCCAATGCAATTGCAAGCATGGGGGCAAATGCCAAATCTGCCTTCAGCGGGAACGATGAATTAATTGGTTTCATGGAGCAAGTCAATAAGCAATTTATCATTGGCGGTGCCACTGCACAGGGTCAGTCTGCGGCCATGCTTCAGCTAACCCAAGCGATGGGGGCCGGGGCCTTACGGGGTGAAGAACTGAATTCCATTCTAGAAAATGCCCCTGGCATTGCAAGAGCCATTGAACAGTATATGGGCGTGGCAGAGGGTTCTATCAAAGAATATGCTGAAAAAGGTTTGATCAGTGCCGAAGTGGTGAAAAACGCCATGTTTGCGGCGGCAGATGAGACAAATGCAAAGTTTGAAACTATGCCTATGACTTGGGGACAAATATGGACATCCATGCAAAACAAGGCACTTGTAATTTTTTCACCTATACTGGAGAAAATCAATCAAATTGCCAACAGTTCCAGATTTGAGAGTGTTATTAACGGTGTTCTGAATGGTCTTGCCGCTGTTGCTTCCGTTGCCACGGTGGTTCTTGATTTGTTGATTGGTGGTGCATCTCTGATTGTAGATAGTTGGTCTTGGATTGAACCGCTAATTTGGGGACTGATTGCGGCCCTGGTGGTATATAACGCCACACAAGGGATTGCATGGCTAACCACCTTGAAAACAATTGGGGCCAAGACTGCCCACGCCGCTGCAAGTGCGTTGGAAACTGCGGCTATTATTGCCATGGTTGCCGCCCAAGATGGCCTAAATGCCGCCCTTGCCGCTTGCCCTATCATGTGGATTGTCATTGCCGTAATTGCCCTTGTAGCCGCTATTGTGGCTGTTGTCCGGGCCATGGATATATGGGGGGCTTCCACCCACTCCGTTCTTGGAACCATTACAGGGTTGTTCATGGCTGCAGTCGCGTTCATCGTGAACCTGTTTATCTCCATGATCAATTTTTTGATTGATATTTTTGTAATCCTTTGGAATTTTATTGCCGCTTTCGCCAATTTCTTTGCAAATGTGTTCACTGATCCTGTGGGAGCTGTGGCTCGGTTATTCTTTGACTTGGTTGATACGGTTCTCTCCCTGCTTCAAGCCCTAGCAAGCGCCATTGATACCATTTTTGGTTCTAATTTGGCTGGGGCGGTTCAGGGATGGCGGGATTCCCTGTCCGGATGGGTTGATGAAACCTTTGGGCAAGGGGAAGAAATTATGGCCAAAATCAGCGGTGAGGACTTGCACATTGAGCGGTGGGCTTATGGGGATGCCTTTGAAGCCGGCGCTTCTTTCGGTGATGGAATTGCCGACCAATTTTCCGGGTTGTTTGATACCTCTAAATTTGATATGGATCCGTACAATTTAGGCACTTCCCTTGATAAGGTTCACCAAAACACCGGGGACACCGCCGCAAATACAGCAGAGATGGCAGATGCCCTTGATGTTGCGGAAGAGGATTTAAAGTATCTGATGGACATCGCGGAGCGGGAAGCAATCAATCGATACACCACCGCCCAAATCACTGTTGAGCAACACAACGAAAACCATATTTCAAAAGACACTGATCTGGATGGGATCATGGACGCTTGGACGGCTGACTTTGCGGAAAAGCTAGATATTTCTGGGGAAGGGGTATGATGCGCCATGGCTTACAAAATGTACCTGGATGGAGTGCTGATGCCAATTACCCCCTCCAAGGTCAAGGTGAAAATCAACAATCAGAATAAGACCTTGACCTTGATCAATGGGGAGGAAATCAACATCCTGAAGGAGGCTGCCTTGACGGACGTATCCTTTGACATGATCCTTCCCCAATCCGCCTATCCGTTCACCAACGGCGGCGCACAATCGGCCCAAACCTATTTAAATCTGTTTGAACGGCTGAAAAAAAGCAAAGCGCCGTTCCAATGGATACTTAACAGAAGCTGCCCTTCCGGGGCAGCGCTGTTCTATTCCAATTTAACTGTTGGGCTGGAAGATTACCAAATCACGGATGATGTGAAGGAAGGCATGGATATTGGTGTATCTATCAAATTACTTCAATATCGGGCCTTTGGCACAAAAACCGTCAAGCTGTCCCCACCCCCGGCCCCTTCCCAATCGGCCACCGCTACAGTGGAGCCGCCTCCCCGTGGAACGTCCCAGCCCCCTAAAAATGCAAGTTATACCGTAAAAAGGGGGGATTGTTTGTGGAATATCGCGAAGAAAGAGTTGGGGGACGGTTCCCGGTGGAAGGAAATCTATGAACTAAATCAGGATAAGATCAAAAACCCAAATTTGATTTATCCCGATCAATCTTTGACCTTGCCGTCCTGAAGGGGGGTGATCCATCTGGCCGTTGAGATCCTAATCCAACATGGTTTGTCTATCCAATATCCCGCAGTTGAGGAAGGGGCCAAATTGACCCTTGAACGGAAAAGAACCCCGGGCAAACTAACCTTTACGGTTGTGAAGGATGCCGCCTTGAATTTCCAAGAGGGCGATCCGGTAAAGTTGACCGTGGACGGGACTTCCATATTTTATGGGTTTGTATTTACTAAATCGAGGGACAAGAGCGGCACCATTGACGTTACCGCTTATGACCAATTACGGTATCTGAAAAACAAAGACACGATCACGGAAGAAGGGCTGAAAGCGTCCGATCTGCTGAAACGGATTGCAACAGATTTCCGGCTGAACCTTGGAACGGTGGAAGATACCGGATACACCTTTGAAACTATTGTGGAGGAAAACCAAACCCTGTTTGATATGGTGCAAAATGCCCTTGATGAAACCTTGCGCCAAACCAAACAACTGTTCATCCTTTACGATGATTGTGGAAGCCTGGCCCTGAAAAATATCAATTCCCTGAAAACGGATCTGCTGATTGACGCTGAAACCGCTGAAAATTTTGACTATAGTTCCAGTATTGATGAACAGACCTACAACAAAATCAAGCTGTCCTTCAACAACGAAGCCACCGGAAAACGGGAATTGTATATTGCCCAGGACGGCGGAAACATGAACCAATGGGGTGTTCTCCAATACTTTGAACAAATTCAGAGCGCCACCGGAGCCGCCGCCAAAGCTGATGCCCTGT